GGTTCTTATTCCAGCGGAAACTTTGCTGGGGTTAGAACTCGCCATGTTATTTGGCGTGTCAAGAAAATCTGGCGGCATAATCTCGCCGTATTGTTGCTGGTAATTTATACGAGGCAAACCTCTACCCCCTCCTTCTTTCGTCTTCGCTGCTTTCTTTTCTAATCGCTTTATTCTTTCTCTTTCTTTTTTTAATTCTTTCTTAATTGCTTTTCTTTCTTCTTCAGTTGCTGCTGCTGCCAATGCTGCTTCTAATTCTGCTTTTTTTGCGTCTGCTTCTGCTTTTGCTGCTGCCGCAAGTGCTTCTGCTTCATAAACTACTCTTGCTTTCTCTTCTATTTTTGATTTCCTTTCATCTCTACCGATTTGCTTTTTCGCTTGTTTTATAAGTCGGTCATCTTCATTTTGTGAAATATTAGTATATGCATAAGGTATGCGTTCATATACACCAGTTCTTAATTTATTATAAAGATTTAATAATTCTGGTGCGTCTCTCGTTTCGTATTGTTTTGCGTAATCTGCTAATTGCCTAACTGCCTCTACATTTGCTGGTGAGGCGAGAAAATTGTCTAAATAACCTTTATAACGAATACCAAGATTTAATGAAAACCATACAACGAGTTCATTCCAAATTGGAATAATCTCTTTCGGTAAAAGCATCGTTTCATTTTTGTCTTCTGTTTCAAAATCATAAGTTTTGTCAGCAATAGCATTCTCAAAACGATTAATATATTTGTCTAATTTTACTTTGTCTTGCGGCGTAAGTTGAATTGGAATTGGTTTCTCTTCTTCTTTTCCGCTCCATATTTTCAATTGTTCTACTGCTAAACGCTGTGCTTCACGATTATAATAATTGTCTTGGTCTAACACTTCTGCATTGCGAAACTTGTTAATATTTATGTCAAAGTCAGTTGCCATTATATATATTATATAATATATAATATTTATTTTATAATATTTTATAATTATTAATATTTTATACAAATACTTTTTAAAAATATTATAAGTATGAAAACGGATTATGTTTTAAAAAATTAACTCCGCCAGTCATAGCACCTCCAGTCATAGCACCTCCAGTCATAGCACCTCCAGTCATAGCACCTCCAGTCATAGCACCTCCTTCCATTTGTTTTAATATTTTAGACGCTTCACCCAAAGAAACCTTATGCTGTTTCATAATAGCAGAGATTTTCGCACCTCGTTCTTTCGCTTTTGGATTACCACGTTTACCTTTACCGATTTTACTAACAACTGCATCGCTTACATTACCCTTATATTTGTCTATTCCGCTTGTTAAAAGTCCGCTAATAGCATTATTCCCAAGTTTAGAAGTGATTGTTGATTTTAATTTGTCCGCTGCTACACCGACCGCTTTCTGTGCGGCACTTTTGGCGATTGATTTCGCACCAGAAAGTGCGAGGTTTCCAAAAGACGACAAAAAACCAGCACCTTTCATTGCCCCCTTTAATGCCGTTGATGCTGCCTCTTGTGCCTTACTTGGCATAATTAAACCCATAGCATAAGCACCGCCGTTTTTACGAGGTCGTCCACGCCCACGAGGTTTTCCAGCGGCAAGAAGCAATTCTGGATTTTCAGCGACAATTTGAGCGACTTGTGGTGCTATATTTGACGCTGTTTGTGCCGCAATATTGGTGACATTCGCCGTTGTGTCAATTGCGGTATTTGCTGCGTGACTTGTCGTGTCAAGAATGTCATTCGCTGCCTTAACTCCTAACTGATTAACTTCACTTGCGACTGGTTCAATTACTTTTGTTCCAACATACTTCGCAGCAGATTTAACACCATTAAAAGTAGAAGAAGCAGCGTGTTTAACTCCGTGCCATATACTACTAAAAAAACCACTTCCAGTAAGTTTTCCACGACCTTTTCCAATTAAATCTGGTCTCGTTTTTTTCAAATGCTTTTCAGCAGCATTAATGATTTTCTTTGCGGTCGCTTTCTTATAACCAGTTTCTCTTCGCAAATGTTCTACAATAAGATTTTTTGCGTCTTTTTCAGTAATATTTCCCATTATTTGTCCGCTTCCAAACATTCCTTCTTCGTCGTCTTCCATTTCTTCCATGGGTGAGACACTTCTCTTTTTATACATTTTTGCACCAGCACTCATAGCACCTCCATAAGCACCAGTACCTCGTGAATATTGCTCTCCGCCAGTATGGTATGATTGAAGAACAACATTAGGGGTTTGAAAAGCACCAGAACGTACACCAGAAGGCAAAGGCATAAGCGTAGAACTTGTTAATTCTTGATTACGAGTAAGAGGGCGTTCATGAGAAAAACCCATATTATGATTTCTTCCATAAGCACCATTTCCATTTCGTAGATTAGTTTCTCTCTCATTGTAAGCGTCTCCGCTGTCAATGCTGTCTAAATGATTTGCGTAATTAGCGTCAATAGCAAGAACCATTTGGCGTATTCGGTCATTATAAGGCGTTGCGAACATTATTATATATAATATATATAATATAATATTTATTTTATAATAATTATTAATATTATTATTATAAAAATTAAAATAATCTAATTATTATATATATAAATGGTTGATTATATAGCGGTGTCGGCATTAGTTGTCGCAGTATGTGGGGCATTAGCAACCCTACATATAAAAAAAATTAAAATATTTGGCGGTTGTGTTGAAAGCGATTGCGTACAGAAGAAAATAAAAAGTCCGCCAGAAACACCGAGCGAACCAGCAGAAGAAAAAGAAGAAGAAATTGTATTGCCTAAACCTTCTCCAAGAACTCATAAAAAATATATTACACGAAGTGTCGCTCATTCAAAAGAAGAACAAATAACGTGTGAAACTGAAGACAATGGCAAATTAGAAACCGAAATATAAACTTCTTTTATAGCAATATATACAAAATGTGCGTAAAATCCAATTAAAAAACCAATCATTTAAAATATTATGAGATTTTATTTTTATATTATAACAAAAATGAAAAATCTTGTAATATTATATTAAAGTATTTGAAAACTATTAATGAAATCATTTGCTTTATTCTAACCACGTAATGTCATTTGGTAATCCTAATTTATAGCAATAATAAATGCAATCATAGGCAGTTTTATTTTTCCAACCTTCAGGCATTATACCATCTACTAATTTAATAAAATGTATTCTTTTTCTTGGAATTAATATTTGTAAATTTTTATTTTTAAAGTTTTCTCTAAAATAAGAGGTATTAATTTTTAATAAAGGCATTAACATAATAAAAGGTTTATTTAATTTTGCTAAATGCGACATGACTTCTTTTGATTTTGAAAATGGAGGATTACTTAATATAAACTCATATACTTCTTCATTATTAAAAAAATCAACTCTTTCTTTATGAATTACATTTTTACAACCTAATTCTCTCAAATATTCACCACTCTTTCCGTCACCATAAAAAGGTTCATAAATAACTTTTTCTTTTGGAATATATTTTTCTATTGCTTCCCATGCTGATTTTGGGGTCATATAGTCATCGTGCTTTTTATAATTAATGTCGTTTGCTGAAGTAAAACTCGCCATTTTAATATTTGTATATAATAATATATAATAGTATATTTATATTTCAATTTTTTTTTGTTTTATTAAGTTTTCTAAAAGTTTAGAAATGAATATTATATGATTTTTATGAAATCTTATAATATAATATTAAAATCTTGTAATATTGGATTTAACCGCTTGAGTAAGCACCGCCAGTCATAGCACCTCCAGTTTCAGCACCACCACGAGTGCGAGGGCGACCATAACCCAAAGCACCAATAGCAGACGCTGCCATTTGTCCGTACTTACCCTTTTCGGCAAGTTTGCCCTTGAGTGCCGAAGCAAGTTCTGGCAACTTTTCCTTCGCTTTGTTGAGAATAAACGACTTCAACTTTGGCGAAACCGATTTAATTGCACTACTCAAAAAAGATTTAATACCTCCACCGACCAAACGAGAATGCTCGGTCATTAGGTGCGGTTCTTCTTGTGCGACACGAAGAACTTCGTCCTTTGACAGAACACCGACGTACTGCGAGGAAGACCCAGCGGTTGATTGAAACACTCCGCTTTGGAAGAAAATCGTGTTGACATCAACTAATGGTGAGGAAAATCCAGTGTTATTAAAACAAGTAAGAGTGACTTGAAAAGTCCATTGACCGAGAGACGAAGACGAATAATACTGCTCCATAATAGGTATAACTTCGTTAAAGTCCAAACAAAGCATACCACCAGTAAGGAATATTTGTGTCGTTCCGTTGCCGACTGCGGTCGCTTTGCCTCTCCAAGAAAGGAAATCTTGTGCGAGACCACCACGCTTTGACATCAAATAAAGTTCTTGCTGTGTAGCGTTTCCTAAAATACCGCTCTGCGTATTCCAAGTAATATTTACGCTCTTAATAGGAAAGCGGAAATCGCTTATTGCTAAACCAGCAAGTGCCGCTGGTTGCTGCGGTCGCACTTCCAAATAAACCTTGTCTGGAATACAATTCGGCGAGACAATTGAGGTTGTAATCTGGAACTCGCTTCCTACTGGTGCAGCAGCGGAAGCAGTGACTGATGTCTTATAACAATTCAACTCGTAATAAGGAAGGCAGCAAGTAAGAGGGATTTGCTGCGAAGGTTTAGGCGAGATGAATGTCATCAAGATTTCGGCAGAAGTAGGAAGAGCAGCAACCGCCGTTAGGGTGTCCCCAGCGTTAGAAGCATACCAGTTCATCGCCCTCGCACCTTCCATCATATTAAAGTTAAAGTTAATAGCAGAAACACCGCTCAAACCGCTATTGTGCTGTCCTACTTGGTCGCCAAATATGAAAGGTGAGACGAAAATAGGTTCGGTAAAAGTTGCCGTAATGACAATTGTTTTAGCACCAGCACCAGAAGTATTTCCAGTCACGCTGTCTAAAACCCAAGCGGCACGAGGGTTAATAGTTTCTAAAGCATTCTCAATCGTTTTAAAAGGCGAACGAGTAGCAGCGGCAGTTGCTTCTAAATCATAATAGTAATCTAATTGTGTGGTGGTTAAATCGTTATAATGCTGTAAAGCAACTGGCGACATCTGGCGAAGAATTGCAGAAAGAACATCTCGGTAATTTTGATTTACATTTGTGTTGTTAATCTGTGCGGAAAGTGTATTCACCATCTGCGAGAAAGCGAATGGTTTAAAAGCGAAGTTTGTTCCTAATGTTAGTAAAGTCGCCCCACCAGCGGCAACAACACCAGTAATAGTAAACTGGTAAGTTGTTCGCAATAGAACGTGTCGGTCAATAATCGTTTGAAGAGAAGGCACTAAACAATTAACAGAAACAGACGAGGAAGAGAGTGCTTGGGTAGTAAAACGCTGTTGGTTAATAGATTGCCCTCCAACTGCAACACCGAAATTAACGCTGTCGCTAATAGCAAGTCGGTCATCTAAAACTTGGTAGGTGCTGATTGCTGAACTCATTATTATAAAGTATATATAGATTATAATTTTAAATAAAAAAAATTATAATATAATTTAAAAACTTTTATATTTTTACTAAAATTAATATAAATCTATTAAACTTGAGAAAAAAAATCTCGTTTCCTAAATAGGATTTTAAGGGCAGCACCGCCTCCGCTGAATAAATACATCTGGTGTAAAGACCCAGTGAGTTTGTCTTTCCAGTTTGCTATAATGTTAATCGTAGAAAGAGGGCGATTTGTGTTAAGGTCAAACATTCTATACTCACTGCTTGGTGTATAGTATACAATCTGGCGACCTTCTGTACCATTATTAAGAGGAAGGTCAAAGTCAGTAATAATACTCGCTAAATTAATGTTCTCGTTAATTGCACCGAGAGCAGTAGGATTTCCAGTGGTATTTGTAGGATTGCTATTCGTGGGTTCAACTGGAATACCTTGTGTAGTGAATACAATTGACGAAATAGGCGACCAGAAAGGAACAACTGGGTATTCGGTCAATACATAGTTCCAAACAACACCAGCAATCGTAGTGGTTTGAACTGGTTTTGTGAATAGTAATTCATAATTAAAATCGCTGCTTAAATCACGAAGAAATGTGCTAAATCCATTTAACAAAGTATTCAAAGAACCATTAAAAATAAGCGAATACTTTTCTGTGAATACATTCGTGCCTTGTTTCTGGTAATAGAACAAACCATTTTTGTTATTCAAAAAGGTAAGACCTCCGTCTCCGTTATTTTGAAAATACCACTCTAAAGTTGCCGCAGAAGGTGCGAGTGTAATTAATGCTGCTAATTCAATGAGCGACTGATTAAGCAAATAAATAAACCAGTCAATAGAAGTGACATAAAAATAAGGGTCATCATAAACTTCGCTTAAATTAAATACAGCATCTTTAGTTGTTTCTATTGCTGTTTGAGGGCGAAACTTTAACCGATTATAAACAATTTGGTTAGGCAATGGCGAACCTCCACCATTCCACCATTCAACGGCAAATACATAAGTCGTATTCCAGTAATCACCTTCTGCATCAGTGAACTTACCAGCAAGTGCGTTATAATTTTCTCCAGAAGGGTTGGTGTGTTGTCCTAAAAGTATTTGAGGAACTATAATAGGAAGTCGGCAATCCATAGACCAACGAATAACACTAACATAATAATCATTTGGATTTGTTAAATAGTCGGCATTTCGTCTCGTGTTAAATACAATAGGTATAGGTGTATTGTCTGGAAAGTTAGTTCCATCGCTAATGTTGTTATTAACAATATTCACGTCAAGGTATGTATGTGTTGCCATTATTATATATTAATAATAATATATTATTTTTAAAATATAATATTTTACTATATTATATAATTTTATATAATTGTTTTTTAAAAGTATTTGAGTTTCTTTACTTCTATATTTACCATTCGTCAATTTACACGTATATTTTTATAATAAGTATTACAAAAATATACAAGTATATTTATATTTTACGAATAATCGTAATTTACAAGTATAAAAAACGTTTTTTATACACGTATATTTTTGTATATTGGCGGTATATTGTCGGTATATTTATAAAATGGTTAAATTATAAATATACATGTATATTTTTATAAATAATTTACTGGTAAATTAACAAAATCATAATTCGTTAATAAGTTCGCTTACGATTTCGTCGTAAGGTTGTTCTTCTTCTTCTTTTATTTGTTGCAGCATTTGGTAATATTCATTTAAATCTAAATCATACTTGAGAAGACACATGAGACGAAAACAACAATGCCGTCCGCATGTTGAAATAGTTAAATCTTTGTTGTCTTGGTAATCAATAGGATTATAAATGACTTGCTTCTCTGTTGAGTTTAATAGATTGTCTAAATATGGTGAGGTTATTCCTAATTCTTTATTTCGGTCTTTATTCCATTTCAAAGGGGCAGACGGCGAACTGCCGTACGAGCAAAAGAACTCAATCGTATTATTATTATTTGCAACGAGCGTCCAATGTCCGCTGTTCTCTGTTTCTAAAAATAAAAGAATAAAATAATCTTTATGGTCTGGAATAAGTTCGTCAATAGATTTATAAATTTTCAATTGAGGGTAAGTGAATATACGTGCATTTGGAAAAAAATGTTTTATGTCGTCGTCTCCCATACAAGTATGCTCTAACACGTTCACTTGATTTTCCGTAATTGGTTCATCTAATGCTTCTGTGATTTCACGAGGAACTTCCATTTATATATTATTATAAATATTATATTTTAAATATTTACTTGTAAAATACTTTTATTGAATATTATGAGATTTATTCTTAATCTTATAATATAATTATTAAATCTTGTAATATTATGCGTCTGCTAATGGCAACCATTCAAATTGTAATGACCTATAAATTATTTCGTACATATTACCGCTTGGTGGCGACCCTCCCAAGTAAGTTAAATCGCAATATAAATCAGCATTACCCCACGTAGGGTCAAATAAACTACCACTTCCAGCATTGTCATATATGCTATTGAATGAAACATTTACGTATTGATTGATTATAGCAGATGTTGTATTATAAACTAACGGCATAACAAGTAAAGCATCACCATTAGTATTAGTGCCTATATAAAAAGTTGCGTCAAGAGCAGTAGCACTTAAAACTTTAAGACATATTGAACCGCTTACTTTTAGTCGTCCAGTTCCATAAGCACTTGACAGACCATTTATATTCAAAGAACCACCACTTATTCTTTGTTTTGCGAGTGGGGCGTTTGAACCTAAAACGTATTGGTATGTATTACTTACTTGCTGGTTGCCAGTCAACGCAATTTGTTTTGTCGCTGGTAAAGACCAAGACAAAGCACCAGTTGTCAGTGCTGTTAAAACTTGGTTATTTATTGATGGTAATCCAACATCAATGCCTATTATAGGAATTGCTGGATTTGTAATGAGGTCTACACTTAAATATGGAATTGTTGATGGTGCTATTTGTTTTGGCGAAATACTTTCAACACCAGCACCAGTGTCAGTAATCCAAGACAGAGTGCCGTTTGTAAGTGCTGAAAGAACTTGTCCGTTTGATGCTGGTAATCCAACATTTAAATCTATTAAATTATTCTCTGGGTCTGCTTTATTAAGTGTTAAATAGGTTGATGTCTGGGTTGGTTGTTGATTTGCGTTAATGCTTTGTAATCGCTCCTCCCAGAATAAAGTGCCATTTGTGTTTGCATTTAATGACATTCCACTTACTGCTGGTAATCCAACATTTAAATCTATTACTGGTTCAAGAGGGTCTGTGCTGTCTACACTTAAAAAAGGTGTTATTCCAAATGCGACTTTTGGTAATATTGTTTTCACTCGGTCTTCCCACGACAAAACGCCTCCTAATGATGTTATTAAACTTTGTCCGCTATGGTCTGGTTCTGCTACTGCTAATTTTACTTGAATGTCGGTTGGTACTGGTGGTATGTTTGCTGGATTTTCAATAACGTCTATTGTTATGCTTGATGCAACATTTAAAATTGGTGCTTCACTTGAAAAAGCAAGAGAACCATTTGTGTTTCCAGTCAAAACACACCCATTCACTGGTGGTAATGCTACATTTATGTCTATTTTTGGAATGACTGGGTCGGTATTGTCTACGCTCAACATTGCCGTTGTTGCTCCTACTTTTACTTTTGCGGCAACACCAGCAAGAGAACCACCAGCGACAATTTGGTCTATTTGCGTTTGTAAGAATACGTCTTCTGCTTGTAAGTTGTTTATTAAAAATCGTGTTGCCATAATATATATATAATAAACATATTATTTTTAAAATATAATTATTTTGAATACTTATAATTTAATATTATGAGATTTTTTATAAATCTTATAATATATTAAATAAATCTTGTAATATTGCATTTACTCTTCTTGTTGTTGTTCTTCTTCTATTTTTTCCAGTTTTAATACTATGTATTCGTCTATGATTTCTATAAACGTGAGATTGTGTTTGTATGAGATTTCTTGCTTTCCATCCTCACCTCTTTTTCCGCTGATTTTTTCTTTTTCTAATTCCAAACCATACTGCTCTAAAACTTCATTTACGATTTTGAGAAGGTTTAATTTTTTAAGAGTTCTATTACAATTAAATAATGTTTTGAAATTTTTGTCGCTTACAAATGCTACTAAATCGTCGCATGATTTTTCGTAATCTTTTTGTTCTGTTTCTGTTATTGCATAATTCTCCAATTTAAATCCAATTTTTTCTAAAATATTTTTTATTTTCAAAACCTTTTGCCATTCAAAGTTCATTAAAATATTTTTAGGATTACTTTTGATTTTCTCTTCTATTTCTTCTTTTTTTAGATTTAATCGGTTAAATCGTTTTGGCGTTTCGTGTTTTCCAAGTCGCTCGTCTAACCAAGCGTGTTTTAGCATTCTTGATTTTTCTTCTGGTGTTTGGTCTTTCTCTTCACCTTCTTCCGCTTCTTCGCCTTCTTCCTCTTCCGTTTTTTCTTCTTCGCCTTTTATTATTGTTATGTCTTCTGCTTGTACTAACCAAACTCTGCATATAAACATTTTTTGAACTTTATATGTTTCTTCACGTGTGAGTTCTTCGTTTGCTTGTTGTCGCTGTATTAAACTATTATACTCGTCTAATGTTATAACGTCAGCGTTTAATATTTGCTCTATTTCATAATCTCTTGGGTCTACCAAATTATTTTCTTGTTTGTCTTTTGGTCTGTCGTCTAAATACTTATGAGTATGCCCTTTATTCGTTATTCTTTGAATGAATGACATCATAAAGTAATTCTTGCTGTTTATTTTTTCTGTGTCGTTATGTATTAATATATTTACGAGATTTGACTGCTCTAACCCTTGAAACTTGGTAAGGCGTAATTCGTCAAATCTATATAATAACTCATTAATATTATATGACATGTTTTTACTCATTAAACATAAGATTTCGCTGTTCTCATAATACCTAACACGATTTAACATTTGATTTAATGCTCGGTCGGTTGTTGAGTTTTCGTTTAGTATTGCATAACATTTCCAAAAATAACTTTGTATATTAAAATCTACTCCGCTTTCTACACTTGGCGAGTAAATTAAGAGGTCGCATTTCGCCCACTCTTCGTTTGCCTTTTTTAGAATGTCTTTGTTTCTTTCTACGCTGTTATGAAGACAACACTTATATTTGTCTTTGTAAGTTTGGTAAAACCGCTCGGTGTCGGTCTTTGTCATACTAACAATACAAATCTTTTTGCCGTCTTTTAAATCTTGCTCTATTGCTTTATATAACTTGTTTGGATTATGCGTGAATAAGAAATGTTTCTTGTTTGGTTTGAAATCGTTTGTATAGAACTTATACCCTTCGTGTTCGCATATTTCGCTTAAAAAATCATAAGAGCGGTCGCATAAATCTCCGTCTAATGCTAAAACTTTTGTTGCACGTTGTATAAGGCGTTTAAGGTAATCATGAATAACAACTTGGTCTATTTTCTCAAACGACAAATGATTTAACATGCCTTCAATCTCGTCTAAAATGATGAGGTCATATTTTGGCATATTGTCTTGCTGGGTTATGAAATTAAAACCACCATTTAATTTTTTTATGCTGTCTAATTGTATTATGAGGCGGTCTGTCCCTAACAAATCAGTTTCTTTGTCTAAATAACTTTTGAAACCAAAGCGTTCGCTTAATTCTATGCTGAAATTGTGAGCGAGTGATTGCCTATAAGTTATGAATAAAACTCGCTTGAACTTATAGTTTGTGATTAACTTTTTGAAACCATAAGTTTTGCCAGTTCCGTACGCTGAACGAATTGCTAAACACTTATATAAATTAATCCAATTCTCAAACATTTCGTTATTGCTGTCGTCGTCTGGGTAAATATATTTCATATTAAAATGCTCTTGGTCTTGCTCCCAGCGACTTCTATATAAATATTGTAGCGTTGTTTTAAAAACTTCTTTGTTTAACTTGCTACACTTTATAAGCACTCCGTTTTCGTCAAAGTTTTCGTTATATTCGCCTTTACCAAAAAACATTTCTCGGTTTATTTTTTCTGGAACGTCTTTATATGCTGGTGCTTTTCTTGCGAACTCATCAAATAATTTAAACCCTTCTTCCGTGTTGTTTAAATGTCTCCCCATATAGGCAACGTCTCGCCAAGTGTCATAGTTATTAAAGAAGTTCGCAATATGAAAAATATTATATATTTCTCGCATAGTTTTCAAGTCAAACTTTTCATAAGTTATGTCTGGATTTACAAATAACTTCTCAACGCCTCCTTTTTTGATTTTCTTTTTGACCTCATTTGCTGGTTTATTGTCTCTCATACTTATTAACATTTTACACCAATCAATAGCATAACTTGGCATTTCTACTAAACCTTCGCTTCTACATAATATATAATGGTATTTTTCACCAGTTTCGTTATGCTTGTAAGTCGGTACGAAATAAAGTAAGTTTGTGTTTATGTCAGCAATACCGCAGCAACTTTGACGAGGCAACTCGTTTTCTTGTTTAAAGTAAAAGTGAAAACCTTTCTTTGTTGCTACATAAAACTTACAATCATTCTTTAATTTGTCTAAAATAGAGCATTTTAAAGGTTCATCAACGTCTATACAACTAATATTTTTTGTTAAAACTCCTATTCCGTTAGGTGCAACAAAACCGCAATCTTTTTTATACACTGGAAAGATTGGTTTGCTTGTTGTTAGTTTCTCCCACTCTTTCGGCAGAGAAGAACAACTCTTTTTTACTTCACCTTTTTCATTAGTATATGCTGAAATATGAAGTGGAAAAGTTATGAAGTTTTCATTAAACTTCGCAAGGTCGGCGTTGAGGGCGGTTTGTTTTGCTGATTTCATCTCCTTATATACATAGTAAAGAAAATAATATTTAAGTCCTTATTTTAATTAATTAATTAAATTATAAGAAATTGCTAAATAAATGAATATTATGAGTTTTTTGTAAAAGTTATAATATAAATTATAAAATCTTATAATATTGTTGTTTCTAAAAACTCATAATACATGTTTTCGTCAAAGTTCAACTCATAATATTCACTTTTCCTTATGTTGCATAATATTTCTTAATATTCATAGTTTTTCCTAAAAGTAATTAAAAATTAAATATATTTATTTTTCTATAAAATAGAAAAAGTTGAATATGTATATTACAGAGAAAATAATTTTTATATAATTAATAAATTAAAAATATATATTATTGCTAAAATAAACAATATATATATGTTTTAGCAAAATATAATATATATAATTAAAATATACTTAAAGAATTCTTTTCTTTACTATGTATAAAAAGGAATGAACTCAACACAGAAGTTTAGCGAAGATTTGTCTTTCGGTCAAAAGTACGAAAATATATTTGTTGAGCGATTAAGAAAAGAGTATGATTATGTAGAGACAACTCAAGGAAAAGGTTGTTTTTCAGCATACGACATAGCATGTTATAAGTTTGATGAAAACGGCGATTATGCTTTTTATGAAAAAGACGGAACAACCTTTATTAGCAATATGTTTTTAATAAAAACGTTTGAATGCAAAGCAGACCGAGAAGCACATAAATACGGAAACTCGTTTTTTATAGAGGTTCAGTGCAATAATAAAAAGAGCGGTTTAGCAAAAACAAAAGCAACCGATTATGCTTATTTTTGTGTTAGAGCATTTGAAGTTGAATACGATTTATATATAATTCCAACGGAAATATTAAAGGATTTTATTATAAATAAACAATATACAAAAACATATTCTCGTGCTGGGGACAGAGGGGTTGTTATAGGTCATATTATACCTAATAACCTAATAGAAAAGTTTAGAGTTCATAGTAAAAGAGTTGGTTGGTTAGGCGGAAAAGTATAATATATATATTTAGCGATTTTATAATTAATATATTTTAATTATAAAACAACTTAAACATATTTTTTTCTTTGTATATAGTAGAAAAGAGAAAATGGACGGAATAATGTCAAACGATTTAGGCGAAAAAAATGAATGTTGCGAATGTAAACCAACACCTCCTTCACCACCTCCACCAGCAGTTGAAACACCAGCGGAAGTTGTTAAACCAGAAAAAGAAAAGAAATTAACAACTAAACGCTGGGTTAAGGCAGATGGTACAATAACAGAAAAGCAGTACGACCAAAGCATTTATGCAAAGAAACACTATGACAAGTATAAGGAAAAATACACCGAGAAGAAAGTATGCGAGTGCGGTGAGAAATACACTCTTAATAATCAAACAAATCATTTACTCACTAAAATTCATAAGTTATATGCAAAAATGAGTAAAACAATGACACCGATTTAAAAATTAAAACAAATCCGCATTAACTTTTTGATTTAAGTTAATACTGATTATTTTTTTGCTATTTCATAGAAGTTTTTTTACGCCGAAGAACAAATCGTATTATAAGATTTTTGATTTTTTATATAACATAGAAATAAAATCTCGTAATATTGGTAAATATGTAATTATAGAAAGCATTTAAAGAAAAAAAATGCAAAAATGAATTCTCTGCTATTTGTGTGTATTTTTTGTTATTGTTGGTAAAACCATAACAAAATATATTTAAATCATAATTTACAATATTACGAGTTTGAAAACTCATCGTATAGTAGTATATATTTAAAAAATAAAAAAGAAGTAGAAAAATGAGGTTTTGACTTTGTTTTGTTTTTTTAAGAAATTACAATACTTTTAACAATGAATATATGCGTGTTTTTTTAAGTTTAGAAGTAATTGACCGCCTTTCAAATCTTTTTTTATTAAATGCGAAGCATCTATTCGTTCGGCATCGCCTCCAGAAATAGCACTATATAACCTCGCAATTCCCCATTCTGTAGGCGAATTTATATGCGGTCTAACACTCTGCGGATTACTATAATATGCCCCTTCACCTTTTTTTACAATGGTTTTTAATCCAGCAAGAGCATAACCAGTCAATTCGCTTATTTCTTTTAATGAATGCGAAGCATGTAGAGGAAAACCATATTTTTTATTAAATTGTTCTCTGTACGTGGGTTTTTTTCCGCCAGTTTGGTTTTGGTCTGCTGCATCGCTTTCAAGTAAATAGTGTTTTCCTTCTGCTTTGATTTCCTTAACAATCTCTGGATGAAAATCTGGTAATATTAAACCTTTATGTGTACCAGCAGAAATGCCATCACGACCTTTACCAAGCATTCGGTTTATGTCATATTTTCCTTCTTTCTCTGCTTTCTCTCGTATTTTACTATTTTCTAATGCTTTTTTACCAACATACCAATTAAAAAATAAATCTATTTCTGGTTTTGACGCTTTTTCTTCTTTTTCTTTATTTATGTCATATATATTCTTTGGTTTTTTTTCAGTTCTATATTTCATTGAATATTTTAATTTATTTACAATGTCAGTTCTTGAAAAAACGGCATATTCCTTAAATAATTCGTGTGTTTCATCATTAGCATAATGAAAATAACCACGAATAAGTTTCGCAAACTTTTCTGGTGTAATTGTTATAAAATCATACGCTTTCTGGTATAATTCTTTTACATTTAAACGAGGATTTTTTAAAACTAATTCCATAAAGAAAATGCTCCATAACGCACAGAAACCACCGCCTTCTATTTCTCTTCGTCTTAACTTTTCTTCTAATTTATAATTTTGTTCCCAGTTATAATAATTTTCCATACTTTGAAATCCAGATTGTTTGTCATATTTTTTTTTTGTTAAATCATCACCAAACTCGGTTGTTGGTGTTATTTCTGCTGGTGAGACAAATACAAAATCCTTTTTTTTATTTAATTGCCCCATAGATTTTAACCAACTATTTAAATCTTTTACACGATTAACATATTCATTATTTATAGTTGTATTTTTTGCATTTTTCTCTCCACTTATTGACGAGAATTCGCCTCCATGAGGTTCAAATCTTATTGCTTCTAATGTTTCATAATTTATAATTAATGTGTTTGCATGATTTGTAATAGGTGTTAAACCTATATATATGTTTGCCATTTTTTGGTCTGCTTTTATGCTGTCGCTTATGTCTTCTAACCAATCATTAGTGTTATTGTCATAAGTACTTCTTTTGTCGTATGGTCTTAAATAAAGTCCGTATTTTTTAATATGTTCTATACCATTTCTATTCTTTTCTTTTTTTATTTCTAAACATTTATAACCCCAAGTATTATATTTTACTTGAAAAAATAACATCATAGTTGAACTCATATAATCACCCACCGAAGAAAAATAAACTGGTTCAATTCCCCCTTTTTCATCATATTTTGCTCCTCGTTCATCTAAACTCGCCAACCATTCAAGACCTTCTTGAAGTTCTTGTTCTATTGATTTTGGCACATCTATTTTTGGCGTTATAATTACTTCATTAGGGTCATCTGCGATTGGTGGCGGATTTATTTTTATTCCTCCGTCAACGTCTAAATTGTCTATTCCTTCAATTCCAAATTCTTTATAAATGTCTTCTATGGTTTTTTCTATTTTTTCTCCTTCTTTTAAAGAAATATTATTGTCTATTATTTGTAATCCAATATTCATTTCTTGAACCTTGTAAAAGTGTTCTGCTAATATTTCATCGTCATACGTGTCAGTCATTTTTATTATTTTTATAATAGACACATCAATTCTTACATTTCCAAACTTTTCTTTCTTTCTCTCTTCAATCTTTGCATCAACTTTTTCATAAAACTTTTGTGCTTGTTTTTCCATTTGCCATTTTTTACTTGTAATTGCTATAAGTTCTCCTCCAATATTTAACATGGCGTATGCTCTACGAATAAAATCATAATCCCATACATCGCTAATAAGAAAAGCATTCTCACTTCTACGAATATGAAATGGTGGGTTCATAAAAATATAATCATAACGCTTTGAAGGTATATATTTCAAAAAGTTTTTTGTTTCACATAAGTTCAAACTTGCTGGTGAAAGTTTTATAAGTTCTCGCAGTTTTTCTCTGTATTTCTCATCTATTTCTATAAGGTCAATTGTTAAATCCTTATTCAGTTTTAAAATCGGTCTTACTAAAGCACCATCACCAGCAGTTCCTTCTAATACATCAACTTTTCTTTCTACATCTGGTAATGACGATTTTTTAATAATATATTCAGCAAGTATTTCATTTGTGAAATATTGTTGTTTTTGTGCCTCTGTGTCTCGTTTTTCTGGTTCTACTGGTTCATAATTAGTTTTTAATATTTCCACGTTCATTTGTCGTAATACTTTTGTATATATGTCTACTTGTTCTTCTTCTGTTAATGGTCGTTTTAATTCTTGTTCTTGTTTTGCAATTATTGGTAATAGTTTGCTCTGGTAATCTTCAAAGAGTTTTATGTCATTACCGAACTTGTTAATAAACTCGTCAATTGTTGCTTGTTTATTTTTTGCTAATAAAAACATGGAAACGTCGGCGGAAGGGTCAAAAGGTTCTGTGTAATCATCCGCTGCTTCATTTTTTATACGCTCTTGCTCTTCACCGAACTCATTATACCAATCCATATAAGTTTCTCTTAACCAGCGTTTCTTTTCAAATGGGTCTTTAATTACTTTGTATTCATTCCATTTTTCCGCACTAACGTAAGGTTGTCCTTCATTATTCATTACTGCTTTTAAATCTTTTACAAGTGGAACATATTTACCATCTTCTATTGCTTGACGGCGTTTATTTACACGTTTGAAACCACTTAATTCTTCGTATAAATTCTGCCAATCTTCGCTTGTTGCTGTTCCGCTTTCATATTTTTTTATTTTATTTGCGAGTGGTTGTTCGCTTTTACGAACAAGAAACATTTTATATACATTTACTTTTCGCTCACTCACTGGCAAACCATGATGCGATTTGTACCGAATTGCTCGTGCTATAATTTGTTCGCTGGTTGCGTCATTCCAAACGCCATCAAGTAATATAATGTTTTGTGTGTTTATAGTGTCTACACCTTCAGCACCAGCACGTGTAATAAGTAATACACGAAACTCGTCATTTATATATTTCTTTTGTGTAGCGTCCATTTTGCTTTCGTCAAAGAAATTAGCGTCTCCGTAATTATAACCATTATAAAAACGTTTTGCATCTTCTTTTGCTGTGGTGCTTTCTCGTCCGCTTATAATTTTATAACCAATTTTTAATGACCTTAACGCAGCGATTAATTGATTAATTCCAGCGTCAATAAGACCAGAATATATAATAAACTTTTGGTTTGGTGAACTTTCAAGTTTTTTTACAATCCAGTCAATTTTTGGATTTGGCATACCTATTTTATTAACTGCATAACGTTCTGCGGTTTTAAATGCGTTTGGGTCGCCTTCACCTTCTTCATCTCCTTCATCGTCATCTTTTGATGTTTGTATTATTTTTCTTGGATTTGGTATGCCTTCAACTTCATAACGACCTTTTTGTTTATATTCATCATACAATTCTTCTTCTTCTGGTGTCATGTAAGTAAAAATATATTCCTCTTTTCTGTCTGGGAAAAATCCACCTTCTTTGCTTGTTTCGTAATAACTTATTCTATATTTGAAATAGTCCGCTATTCCATTTCCTTCTTCTTCTACAATCATTTCACCAAAAGTTTTCCGTTCTATTGGTTTTCGCTTGTCTACCATTGCCATTAAGTTTTCTATGTCATATAAACCATTTACGAATGCCGTTCCAGTTAAGAGCATGACTTTATGAGCGTAATCCGTGCCATATTTCATTGTATAAAATCCCTTTTTATTTGTAAAAGGTATTTCTTCTTTTACTTCGTCAGTGTCTGGGTCTGTTATTTCTTGTGTTTTTATGAATGTACGAAAGTTATGTGCTTCATCAATAATAAGAAGCGTGTCTTTTGCTATGATTGGTTTTCTTGCATATTTCTCATAAGTTGTATAAGTAAAGCGATTGTCTCCTATGTCTAACCCATACTGAACCATACCATTTATGAAGTTAAATAATAGCGAAGACGGCGAAATAACCAGCACCTTATTTTGTGGGTATACTTTCAAATAAAAATATGCTGAAACAACAGCGGTTAAAGTTTTACCAGAACCTACTCCGTGAAATGCTATTGCTCCTCGCAAGTTAGAATAAATGAATTGTTTTATAAAATCTCGTTGGTGTTTTTGTAAATCTAAAAATTCGCTTGTTCCTTCTTTATTTGTATAAGTATTTAATGCTTTTAATGGATTTTTAAACCTCTCGTTGTATGCTAATGATTGTAAATATTCCATTTGTTCTTCTGCTTTATAAGGTTTTCGTTTAAACTTGGAAAGTATATTTGTTGGAAGAGGTGGATTTGGATTTTTTTCTGGTAATTTATATTTGCGAATGTCTATGCCATTCTCTTTTATAACTTCTAAAAGTTTTGGTCTTGGCATACTTCGCCACGCCGTAGGAACTTCTTTGTCGCCTTTTTTTAGTTTTCTAATTTTTGGTTTTATAACTCCTCCGTCGTCTATGAATTGCTGAATAATGTCTTTTAATTGCCATACAGAAATACCATAGCGAATGCCTCCGCTCAAATCTTCTTTTTTATTAATTTCAATTGCTTTTATTAATTTCAAAGGTTTTTTCGTATTATATGCGTAGACGTGTAAAGGGTTTTCTTTATTAACGACTTTATAAGTTTTTTCACCAGTATTTTTAGTAATTTTATACGGCATATTATATATATATAAACTATTATTTTTTTATAATTTTATTTATGATTATTATTTTTTTGAATATTACAAGATTTTTTATAAATCTTATAATATAATATAAAAATCTCGTAATATTTAAAAATCCATTTCTTCTTCGCTACTACTGCAACAATCGCCGCAGTTTCCACCTTCAAGTACTAATGCGTCTTCTGGAATGTTTCCGCCTTCTTTTATATAAGCGTTTTGAGTTGCCAGTGAATGACCCATTGCTTTTGCATCTGCCGCTCGGTCTTTTAGGTTCTCGCCATATTTTCCACTTAAATATGAATGACGAAGCATACTCACACCGATTTTCTTACCAAATATTCGGTTAAGCACTCGTGTTATTGTATTGTCTTGAGTAAAAGGTTCTCCATTTTTAAACACTAATAGAGGAACATCTGTGTCTTTTGTTATTTTTTTACCTTTTAGAAGAGGGTGAACCTTAAACCACATTTGAAGAACATGTTTTAGTTTTTCTGGAACTGCTTCTCGTGTATTAGCATATTGCTTGGAAGTTTTAAACACATTAAATATGAACTCGCCTTTTTCAACATCATAATAATTCTTTGCCTTGCTGTCGTCGTCTTTTACCGACTTTTTAACAAACATCAGCATATAATCTTTATTTCGTCTTGGTGGTGTAAGTGTGTATAACGACATAACAACAAAGAAAAGCATTTGATTAAATTGTGTTTCTGTTAAAGTTTTGCCATACTTCATAACTTCTCCATGTAATTCTTCCCACCTCTTCATAATGTCGTCCCAATTCAACCAGTTCGCACTTTGTGTTTTACTCATTTCGGTAGTTGGCGTTTCTTTTTCTTTCTCTTTGTCTTCCTTGAAAATCTCGTAATACTTTTGTTTTAGTTTTGTTAATGATTTATTCTCTGGAAATACGCCGAGAACTGAAATAATGCAAAGTATATAACTTTTGCGAGTTGATGGTTTAAAGTTTTCTAATTTTTTAATAACATCTTCAACTTTATTCAAAAACTTAAAATTAGTAAAGTTTGGTTTGTCTGCCAATTTAGAAAGATTTCGCATATATACTACAATGCTATTCTCACTAACTCCCTTTTTAACAAGTCGTTCGCTTAAATCTTTCTTAAAGTCCGCCTTTTCGGTTGCCATTTATATATTATATATAATATTATTATTTATATTTTTACTTGTAAAATACTTTTATGTAAATATTATGAGTTTTTATAAAAATGTTATAATATAAATATAAAATCTCGTAATATTATAAGAATGCCCCTTTTTACTTATATGTATAGTTGCATAGATTGTGCGACTGGTCGCTATATTATTTTTCCGTACAAAGAGGGTGAATTTGCTCCAATTTGTTCTGCGTGTTATTGTATAAGAAATGCTGCTGAATATATTCAACTTCCACGCTATACCCAGCGGTACAAAAAAGAGGTCTCTACGAGAAAGACGAGAAAGAACCGCTCTTCTTCTGCTCCGCCTTATATTATGTGTATGTATGAGCGAAATCTCTAAAACGAACCTTCTAAATATTTAATATTTGCGTTTGGTGTTTTTGTAAAAGTTATAAAAAAATACCGACCACGCCACTTCTTAACATTACATATTACATAACCATTAACATATAAACCATAAGTTTCATTTAAAAACTTCATTCGTTTAGGCGTTAGAGTTGAAAAGCAATAATCGTTTGCTAAAAATGCTATTCCCTTTCTTACTCTTGGTGCAAAATATTCAACCAATTTATAAAAAGCATTCTCTCTTTTCCCAACTACACCAGTTTCAAGGCGAAATGGCGGATTTGTTATAACCCAATCAACAGCAGTTTTAAAAGAAGTATAGCATAAACCTTCTTCTATTTCGCAATAGACATTATGAGTATTTGTTGGAAAGTTATTAAAAAATGAACCTTCTCCTTTGAATGCTTCAAGAAGCACGTCTCCTTCTACTAATGGTAATGTTTTTATTAATTCTTTTGCTAATTCTGGCGGTGTTTGATGAAAAAAATAGGTTTCATCTTTTGGCATTCTTATATATATAATATACTATTATATATTTAATTACTTATTTACCTACATCTGCCAATTGATTAAGCAAAAACATTTGCTTTTCGGCAATAACCACTTGCGGAAAGTGCTTATATATACAAATCCAGCGAGAACCGAGATTTTTCAAATAGGCAAGTTGTTTTTTGTCTAAACCGCAATAGTTTTCTAACATATATGCAAGTTGCCTATTCATGTTTACTGGAAAATATACTATATAATGTGCCTCATTTAGAATTATTTTTGTTTCCATTTTTGTTCCAGTTGCCGTATGATTTACACACCAAATCGTAATATTATAATGCCGACCAGTGTTAAGCATCATATTCATAATTGTATAAACTTTTTCTTTAATCTTCTTATGCTGTATGGTGTCGCAATCATCAAAAATAACACACGCATCTCTATATTGCTCTAAATCAACTGGTTCTTTTAAAAATACATCATCAAGCAAAATCCTCTGGGGGTGAATGGTGTCAAGAGTTTCGTCTTCTTCTAATGACGAGAATAAGTAAATAGGGTTCTTCTTATATTTTTTTTTATACTCTTTAACCCACTCCATAATGAAATAGGATTTTCCACTACCACTTGCACCGACAATATAACCAACACTTCGCTCTTTATTCCAATCGCCTATTGGTTGAAACTTTCCATTATTTAATTTAATATGCTGGTATTTAGTGCCGCCTAAATCTTCGGTGCTGACACTTATAATCGTGTTCTTCATTTTAGGGTCGTCTTTTATGACTGCTAATGTCGCTCCTACTTTGTCAGTGTTTAATGCCATATTATATATATATTATAAACTATTATTTTTAAAATATAATATTACAAAAATAATAGTGTTTTTCTTTTTTACAAATAAGAAATAGGGGCAGAAAGACCGCTGCCTATATATTGCTGATTGTAATAAGGTAATGATTGAAATGCAGTACCAGCACCAGCACCAGTCATAGCAACTGCAATAGCGTTTTTATTTGCTCTTGCGTTCTTTTGACCTCTAACAACCGCTTTAATATTTTCTAAACTTTGTGCGTTATTTTGTGCTAAAAGACGTGAGCGGTCATTCATCGTTGTTGGTATTGTATTGCCTCCGCCCATCATAACACCGCCCATCATAACAGCGAGAGGGTGTCCGCCTTCTGCCTTTCCGCTTCCTACTAAATCATTATGAACTATTGCGGATTGGTGAATTGGTCGCCCAAATCCTTCAAGCAAAATAGGTTTTCCTTTCAAATCTTTAATCTGTAATAGCATAGGGTAATTTTCAGTCAAAAACTTTTTACCAGCATCATTAATAAGTTTGTCATATTTTTTTATGATTTTTGGCATTGAACTCAACGCCATTTTATTACCCATAATATTATGAAATACTCGCTCTGCCATTCGCTGACCTTCTTCATCATTATAACTTTCCAAGTATAACTCAACCGCTTTTAAAACACTATTTTTCTTATACAACGCTCCAATGTCGCCATTAAATAATTCACTAATTTTAATAAGTTGTTGGCGAGGAACAACGTTGTCATCTAATTTCAAAATTGCAAATAAACGCTTTAAACTTTTGTAAAACTTTCCCTCTTTTACTAAATCAATGAGGTCATTTGACAGCGAGAGTTTCAACTTGTCATAATCAAGAGGGTCTTTATTAAAAACGTATATTGCTGAAAGTTCAATAAAAGTGCCGCCCAAGAAGAGAACAAAATCATATTTCACATAATCAATGTCATCAGTAAAATATTTATTAAATGCCATTTTTCCAGTGTCGCTTTGTAATTCGGCAAGAGTTTTCCATTTGTGTTTGTCGCCGTCTTTCTGCTGTATTTTACCTTCAATTAAAAACATGTCTGGTCGTTCTGCTGCTTTTGAAAGCATGTCAATAACTTTATTATATGCATAATCGGCAGTCGTCTTTTTGTCTTCTATTTTACAAAAAAGGTCAATGTCGCTGGGGTATAACTGCGAAGCATTACCACCAGTCCCTAAAAGTTGAAGTTTGTTCCTATTCCACTTTAATATTTTCAAGTAAGGCGAAAGTTTTTGAGATGGGTACTTCTTCTCTATAACGTCCATATTTATATATAATATATATAATATAATATTTATTTTATAATAATATTATATTTATAATTTTTAAAAAAAGTGTTTTAAAATCATATTTAATTGAGTTTGTAAATCTCTGCTTTCTCCCCAGAGTAAGTGTGCCGCCCAAAATCCGCTTGTTGCTACACCATCAGCAGACCAATTTTCGTTCTTTCTATGCCGTAATAAATATGCGTTTCTCTGCTCTAATGTTGCACCGAGAGTAAAATCAGTCATACCAAATGCCCCAAACTTTACTTGTTTTGTTCTACCAGTTTCTCGGTTAAAAAGAATGACTATATATTTATGTTTATTGTCATTTGCTTTTGTAATACTTATGAAATCATATTTTTTCATAGTTGTAATATTATGAGATTTTAATTTTATATTATAACATATTCAAAAAATCTTGTAATATTGTATATTTTTTAAAGAGGTCTCTTTCTAATTAAAACCAGCAAGAGTAAAATCTGGTCGTACACTTCCAGCGGTTCTTATTCCAGCGGAAACTTTGCTGGGGTTAGAACTCGCCATGTTATTTGGCGTGTCAAGAAAATCTGGCGGCATAATCTCGCCGTATTGTTGCTGGTAATTTATACGAGGCAAACCTCT